CCTAGAAGATGCTATTGATATACGGGAGGTCAAGAATATTAAAATGGCCAACCAGTTGTTAAAAGTCAAAAGAATTCAAAAGCAAGAGAAGGATCAGCAAATGAAACTTCAAATGCAACAAGCTCAAGCGCAAGCAAACATGCAAACTCAACAGGCTGCTAATCAGGCTGCGCTACAAAAGATTCAACTCGAAGGTCAAATGAAAATGCAGGCTAAGCAAGCCGAAGTAGCTTTTGAAATAGAGAAGATGAAAAATGAGGCTCTTCTTAAATCTCAATTGATGGATAGGGAGTTCCAGTACAACGTACAGTTGCGTGGTATGGAGGAGGTTTCTATAAACAAAAGAGAGCAAGATAGAGAAAAGGGTAAAGCCGAAAGGATTAGCCAACAAAATTCAGAGCAGTCTCAGCTCATCACTCAGCGAAAAAACAATCTACCTCCAATAAATTTTGTGTCAAATGAAGACACGTTGGATGGTTTTGATTTGGCTGAGTTTGAACCTAGATAGGCTTAATTTTAAGAATATATAATTTAATAACTTTGCAAAAATAAAATCAAATGGAAATCAAAGTAAAAGCGTTAGACGAGGTTGAATCTAAGTCTACACAAGAAGTTGAAAAAGAATTGCTAGAAAAGCACGAATCTGCTGAAGCTCAACAAGAGGTTGCCGAAGAGGTAAAAGTAGAACAGTCCGAAGTTGAAACCCCAGTGGTTGAAGAACCTCAGCAGGTAGATGCTCCTAGCTTAAACGAAGAAGACGTTCTTTCATATATTAAAGACCGATACCAAAAGGAGTTTACATCTGTAGATGATTTGTTTTCTCAACAAAAAGAAAATGAAGAACTCCCAGAGGATGTATCTGCATATTTTAGATACAAAAAAGAAACTGGTCGTGGCATAGAGGATTATGTAAAACTAAATAAGGATTACGAATCTATGGACGACACGTCTTTGCTCCATGAATACTACTCACAAACCGAAGAGGGTTTAGATTCGAGTGACATTCAAGATCTAATCAATGATAAGTTTTCGTTTGACGAAGAAATTGATGACGAGAAAGAAGTAAAAAAAGTTCAGAGAGCAAAGAAGAGAGAGCTTGCTAAAGCTCGTAAGTATCTTAATGAACTGAAGGAAACTTATAAAGCGCCTCTTGAGTCAGGGGGAGTGGCTGTTTCTCAAAGCGATAAAGAAGCTTATGAAGCTTACAAGAAATATGTATCTGATGCGCAATCAAGTCAGGCGGAAGCCCAGAAGAAATCTGAATGGTTTTTACAAAAGACCAGCGAGGTTTTCAGTGATGAGTTCAAAGGTTTTGAGTTCAATGTCAATGATCGCTTGTTAAGTTTTTCTCCTGGAGATGCGAATGAGTTGAAGTCCAAACAATCTAACATTATGACTTTTATCAATAAGTTCATGAGCGAAGAAGGTTTGTTGACAGACGCAAAAGGATATCACAGAGCGCTATCTGTAGCAATGAATCCAGATAAGTTTGCTCGTTATTTTTATGAGCAGGGTCAGGCTGATGCTGTAGAGGACGTCGCTAAAAAATCCAAAAATATCAATATGGATGTGCGACAAACTCCACAGTCAGCTCCCAAGAGCGGATTAAAAGTAACTGCAATGAATCCAGATTCAGGGCGAGGATTGCGTATCAAGAGTATAAAAAGAAGTTAAAAACTAAAAACAAAACAAAATGGCTTTAAATGCAACCCCTGGTTTTGATCTGCAGCCAAGTGCTGAGCGCGTGGCTTTAGAATCGAACTATATTACTAACTTCGACTTCCTTAACCAGTATCTTCCTGATACTTACGAAAAGGAATTCGAGCGTTACGGAAACCGAAGCATCGCTTCATTTTTACGACTTGTTGGCGCAGAGATGCCAACTAACTCTGATTTGCTAAAGTGGGCAGAGCAGGGAAGACTACACACTAAATACGAATTTGTAACCACTACAGCGGCTGCTGCTGATGACGTTGCTACTTTTACAGTTAATGATGCACTAAATCCTGGTACAGGTGGTATCGCTATCCGTAAAGGACAAACGGTAATGATTTCAGACAACACTGCTGCTTCTACGCTTTCAAACAAAGCTGTAGTTACATCTGTAGATTATGCAGCTGGAACTTTTGACGTGGCTTATTACGAAGCTGGAGGACAAACTTTTGCTGCTAACAGCACTGCTCCTTCAAAAGCAACTGCATGTTCAGTATTTATTTATGGATCTGAGTTCAAAAAAGGAACAGAAGGCATGGAAAACTCTATTGAGTCTGATGACTTCATCTTTGAGAACAAGCCGATCATCATTAAAGACAAGTACGCTGTATCAGGTTCTGACATGGCTCAAATCGGATGGGTAGAAATTACATCTGAAGATGGGGCTACTGGATATCTATGGTATCTAAAATCAGAGCATGACACTCGTCTTCGATTTGAAGATTATCTAGAGACTGCTATGATCGAAGCTGTTCCTGCTGAGCAAAACTCTGGAGCTGCTGCAGCTCTAGGTCAAAATGCTGCTAAAACAGGAGCTGGTTCTGAAGGTCTTTTCTATGTTGTTAACCAACGTGGTAATGTATACGGAGGTATTCCAGCAACTCTTGGAGATTTTGATGACATCATCCAGCGATTAGACAAGCAAGGAGCTATTGAAGAAAACGTTATTTTCTTGAACAGAACTATGAGCTTTGCTATTGATGATATGTTGTCGCAACAAAACTCTTACGGAAACCCAGGTGGTACTTCATACGGTCTATTTGACAATGATGAGGATATGGCCTTGAATCTTGGATTCTCAGGATTCCGCAGAGGTTATGACTTCTACAAGACTGACTGGAAATACTTGAACGATCCAACAATGCGTGGAGACATTCAAGGTGGTGAAGTAAATGGTATTCTTGTTCCTGCTGGATCAACTACTGTTTATGACCAAATCCTAGGTAAAAACGCTAAGCGTCCATTCTTGCACGTTCGTTATAGAGCTAGCGAAACTGAAGATCGAAGATATAAAACTTGGATCACTGGTTCAGCTGGTGGAGCACGAACTTCAAGCTTAGACGCAATGGAAGTACACTTCCTGTCTGAGCGTTCGCTTTGTACTTTAGGTGCTAACAACTTTGTGTTGTTTGGACAATAAGAAGTAATTAAATAATATCAGGGGGGTGGACTCCACCCCTCTAGATATTTTTATAAATTTTAATATTAAATCAAATGAAAAAAAATAAAGTTTTAAAGACAAAGGTGTATAGACTAAACAGGGAGGCTGCTCCACTTAGCTATATTTTACCTTCAAAAGATTCAGCCAGACAACCATTACTACATTTCGATGGTGAATCCAACAGACCTCTTAGGTACGCAAAAAATCAAAAGAGTCCTTACCGAGACGAGCAAGACGGCAATGCTGTTTTAGAGCCCATCATATTTGAAGATGGATTCTTGACTGTGGGTGCTGACAATCCTGTTCTTCAAAGATTTTTAGAAATACACCCTGGAAATGGAATGGTGTACAAAGAAGTAGACCACGAGAAGAATGCTCAAGATGATTTAGAGAAAATTAATAGCGAGGTAGATGCTTTGATTCTTGCAAAAGAAATGGATATTAGCTCTATGGAAAACATAGGTCGTGTCCTACTTGGATTAAAAGTAAATGGCATGACTTCTGCGGAGCTCAAAAGAGATATCCTTATCTACGCAAAAACATATCCTTCTGATTTTCTAGATGCAGTAAATGACCCTATGATTAAAACACACAGCATGGTTGCTAAATGTTTTGATCAGAATATTATTTCTTTAAGAAACAAAGGTCGTGATGTGTACTTCAATCTGAAGTCTAACAAAACCAAAATGCTTACAGTTCCATTCGGAGAAGAGCCGATGTATACTGTATCATCTTACCTTGTTAGTGACGATGGTATTGAGACATATAAATTGTTAGAAAAGAATTTAGACTAACAACAAAAATGAGACAACCAAAGAGGCACTCTATTTTTAGAGTGCTTTTTTTTATTTCTTATCTTTGTACAAAAGTTAGAAGATGATTAATGAGGTACGAAACACAGTACTCGCTGTAATCAATAAAAATAATTACGGGTATATAACTCCATCAGATTTTAATCTGTTTGCGGAGCAAGCTCAGTTAGATATATTTGAGGATTATTTCTATCAGTTTAATAGCCAAATAAACTCAGAAAACGCTAGACGATCTGGGTCAGGTTATGCTGATATCAAGAAAGGTTTAGAGGAGGTTATTGATTCTTTCTCTATGCTGGAAACTTTAGCTCATGATACAGCCAACAAGTACACTCTACCCACAGATCCTAACTCAACAAAGGGGTCTTATTATTTAGTAAACAAAGTTATATATGGGACTACAGAGGTAGAGAGGGTTTCTCAATCAAAGATTTTGTATCTGTCTTCCTCTAATTTAACAGCGCCTAACTTAACGTTCCCGGCATACACATTACAAGGAGATAAGATAACTATTTATCCAGAAACAATTAATGCTGCGGACCTTATCAAGGCACAGTACATAAGATATCCTAAAGTTCCAAAGTGGACTTTTCAGTCTCTTGCTGGGGGAGAGCCTATGTTTGACCCAAGCCAATCAGACTATCAAGACTTTGAGCTCCCATCTAGTGACTCAATAAACTTGGTCTATAAAATATTACAGTACGCTGGAATATCTATACGAGAAGGAGATATAGTTACATACGCTCAATCGGAAGAGAATCAGCAAGAACTAGAAGAAAAATAATAAGATATGGCATATTTATCAGGATGGCAGTATTATGAAAACCAGGGAGTAAACCCTGACTTTACAGCTCCAGAAGATGAGAACTGGGGGTCATATCAGTATGTGTCTTTACCTGATGTGGTAAATAACTTTATGCTTATGTATCAAGGAGATCATGAGCT